TGCATTGATACATACATCAGACAATCCATTTCGGAGTTTGGTTAATCGGCTTAGACCACGTTGAATGTCCTTCATCCAATCCAAGGGCTAAGTAGCGGAAAGAATCAGAGCCATGACTAGACCAATCGTGTAGTGGTCTTTCATAGAATATCTTACGCTTCTCATCGTAATCTCTGCGATAGTTTCTCAGGCAGTTCAGTCCTGTTTGCACTTTAGGAACATTAAACCAGCACCTTGGCAGCAACCTTCTTACCGCTTGGATGCCATCATCTAGTCCCATTCTTGGTGCAATTTTGACCTCTAGTCCAGCTTCCTCAAGCATCTCTAGTCGGCTCTTACCAGTTCCTAGTTCCCTGACCCTAACGTCATGGGGCAGAATATGCTCTGCTTTCAGATAGTCATTGTCCTTAATCCACTTAACGTAGTGGTCTAATCCAACTCCGTGATTCTCGTAGTAGTCCAACAATCTGACCTCAGTACCCACCAACTGAGCCACCCAGATAGACGTAGAGTCACCCATACCCAAGTCCCAAGCAGTAAAAGTTCTGCTGATTTCCTCTCTGGGAATCTCTTGCATATGCTTCTTGTCTTCTAGTTCATTGAGGATTTGCCCATAGTAAGAGCCTTCTACAGCAGCATCAAAGCTACACTCAAACTCTTGGCGGTATTTATCCTCACCCATCTCATTACGAGCAGCCTTTAGTTCTACCTCATCCACTACACCTGTCTCAGAGGCTTTGAACTCTAGCAAACCCCATCCTTCTTCCTTTTCTGCCCTGTCTCGCAGTTCTTTGAAGTGGTTGTGTCCCTTTGGCGTACCAATGAATAAGCACCATCCTTTTCTGTCTGTCAGGGCAGGTCTAACAATATCAGTCCATATCTTAGGATTCTGGTCACCCACCTCGTCAATGATTACCCCATCAAAGTATTGACCTCGGAGGGAATCAGGATTGTCTGAGCCATATAGTTGAATACGCCTACCCCAGAAGTCAACTCGTAACTCTGAGATGTTATTAGTACCGCCTAGCGGTGTAGTGTACTTAACGAGATAGTCCCAAGCTACACGCTTTGCTTGTCCATAGGTAGGCGCAATGTAAGCGTATCTGGGTGTTTCTTTCTCGTTTAGCACCGCCTCACGGATTAAGTGGTTAAGTGCTGCAACAGTCTTACCAAACCTTCGATGTGCAACTACTACTGCAAAGCGTTTGCCTTCCAGTAACTCGTGAACCTTTAGTTGATGTTCCCTTGGCTTATAGGGAATTTCGATTACTTCGCCCATGTAACGCTAATCTCAATGGGTTTGTTGTCGCTACCTGTTAACTCTGTTCTTGCAAGTTTAGGTGTAGCGTATTCAGCCAACTTAGCCAACATATCTAATGCTTTGTAAGGGTCTGGGCGAATCTCTTTAAGTTCATCACCCTCCGCAACCAATGTAAGCCACTTAGAGACATTATCAGCGTTATCCTCTAGTAGACACTTAACTGTCTCTCTGAACTCGCTAGTGACCCGATTAACCGCCCCTTTAGGTCTTCCCTTACCTCGATTGGTTAGGTTTTCGGATTTTCCCGCCTCTAATTTATTCATTTTGTTTGACTCCTCTAGGGTTGGTCAAGTTAGTATCTACTCACAACGAGTAGAGTTAGTATATCACTTGCCTTTTTTCTTCATTACTTTTTTAGCAGAACTAAGAGCAATGGCAACTGCTTGTTTAGGGTTGGAAACCACTTTACCGCCTTTGCCAGAGTGCAGAGTACCTTCTTTGTACTCACCCATTACTTTGCCAACTTTCTTCTGACCAGCTTTTGTCATTTTCATTTTTTTTTAGGCTTCTTTGCTTTGTTCTTTGCAGTACGCTCACCACGCACAGGCATAGGTTTAGGCTTCTTCATCAGCTTCTGCATCATCTCCAGAGCCTGTTGATTTGTAGTACCCAAGATTATTCTCCTTCAGACATATCGTCTTCTGAACCTTCTTTAGCCATTTCTGAGTCTTCAGTTATTGGCCCACCACTAATCCATGCCTCACAAGTCCTCTTGGAAGCACACTTAAAATCAAACACTTCGCAATAGCCTAAGTCGCCAGCATCAATGACTTCCCAAGCATCCATCTCTGTGCCGTTCATCTCTAAGCCACTCTCAATGCAAGCAAGCATCTTAGGGGTTTGAATGAAAGCAGCGCAGTTACCACAACGAGACTTTTTAGCCTGTGCAGGTGAGATTCTCCAAGCCTTAGAGATATCACGCCAGTAATCAGCGTTTGGCTCATTGGGATTCATTGGGCCGTAGTTAGCCTTATCAATAGCCTTCTGGCGACACTCAAGATTGACTTCTACGTCACCTGTGGCAACTGGACACGCTTCGCCTTTTTTCTCTTGGCTTTGTATCTCAATCTCAATTTTTACGGATGGCTCTAATAATCCAGACATAGGTGTCCCTAGGAGTTTGTCTCATTATCACATAAAAAAATAGAGGGAACAAGTCCCTCTAAAAACTCAATGGCAACTGAGTGCGTCCATTGTGCGCTAATTAAAAAGTTTTGCAAGGGTTAGATTTAAAACGTCCATCTCATCTAGCTTCTCTACCTTCCAAATCCTAGCCTGTCCGTGTATGCCGTTAAAGCTACCCTGATGGCAATCCTTACACAAAGGAATACATAAGTATTGGTTATGCTGAACAATATGGTGTGCATCGCTTGGAGGAGAAGCATTGCAGACCCCACAAGGCATTTCTTTAATCTTTGCCAAGTGGAGTCGTTCCCTGTTATTGGGTCTGTTGTTCATTTTGGAATTTTTGCAATAAAAATGACCAAACTGCACCACCAGAAACTTTGGCAATAAACTGAAGTGCAATAATTTCTGGCATTAAAACACCAAATGCAATAGTTGGGAAAAGCAAAGAATCTACGGCAGCACCAGCAGTATTTGAAACATTTGCTCGTTTAATCCATGAGCCTGTGGTTTTTACAAAAATAGCCCAATCAACTACAGATGCAACCAAGAACGACACCGCAGAAGCTACTGCAATCATTCCTGAAGCAGGGTTTAAGCCGTAGGTGATTAAGCCAGTTCCGATAATTAAACCGCCCATTTGCCACGTTTTAAGTCTGACATGAAGCCAATCTCTAAGCGTTAAATCAAGTCCAATCAAGAAAAATGCGTTTATTGCGGTTACTGATGGCCCAAATGTGGCAACCAATAGATTTGCAGCAATCATTGCTACGGCATATGCAACTAAAGCAAAAATCATAATTTTCTTTCTGTTTCAATAAAAACACCATGATGATTAGCAATCAATGTTTGCTCACCACCAAATTTTTTAAACAACTCATCAGCAATGTTTTCGTGATAGCCAATCAATAATTTACTTATTGTTTCCAATATATCTTCTACCAATATCTTGTCTGTATGTCTTATTTCCAATTCATAAGTTATTTTTTTATGGTTAACTGGACAAACAGAAGTAAATTTTGTTTTGTACTTGTTCATAAAAGTGTTTCTTGTTCCATTGGTTGATAAAAGTTCCAACATGAGGGTGCGTTGTGCGCTTCAATCCTAGAACGCATGACTTGCGCCCTAGCCTCTTTTGTTGGCGGTAAATAATTCCCATGCTTCCAATGAACATCAATGCCAACATTTCTGCCAATATTGGTACTGTCTGCTGATGAAAATGGTAATTTGGTAAAGATTGCAGGGTCTAGCATCCTCAAACCATGTAGCTTGCAAGCAGGTCTTCCCATGTCATCACAAACTACTCTCATGGCTTGACCCATCTTGACCCACCAGTTTGATGTTCCTACTGTAGAAAATTCTCCAGAACTACCAATGCAAACCCGCACATAAGTGTTTGCAAGTTGTTCAAGTCTTTCTAAAGATTCGTGCATATGCCAAACTGGTGAGCCAAACCATGTCGGAAGTGGACAATCTCTTAATAAAGCATCGTTGTCAGCTTCTGTGCCATCAATCACATCAGGAATAACTGCAAAGTCGCACGATGGAATTTTTTTTAGATTTAACGCCCAATCATAAAAAGGTTGCCAATCAGTAATTGGTTTACCTTGCTTCCAAGCAGAAAATGCCCCATTGTCTATTGCAAATGATTGACAAACTTCTATTGCTACAGACAACTGGTCAGAGTGAGCAAATGAAACAAAAGCATGACCATTCTCAACCGCTTTAACTGCTACTGTAGCTGGCGTAATTGGTAATCCGTGATAGTGAATCATGCTTCTCTTACATAAACACCAAAACTGGCAGCAGTATCACCAAAAGGCAATTGCTCTATCTTTTGGGAAATACGCTTACGCTCTTGTCTAGCAACCAAATTAGCAAAGTTTTCAAGTATCAACATAAAGGTTTCATGGTTACTTCCAATTCCATAAATATCTAAACGAGCCTCTCGTGCCATGCAAATAATGTCTTCTCTAGTCATACAAAGCCCTTATAAAGTAAACCACTAGCGACCAAAAAGCCGCTAGTGAAATAGCAATTAGTCGCCAAACCGCCTGTTTACCCATGCTCGTAAGCAATAATCTTGGCATGGTCAGATTCAGCGAGTAAGTGGCTGGTCAGTCTCATTGTGCCTTCCATCTCTAATTCTTTAAACTGTGCATCAGCAAAGATGCCCATGACGTTACGTCCTTCAAACCAGACTTCATCAATGTTCTCGTTATAAGTACCTTCTTCGTCTGTCTCGTATGTCATCACGACAGTAACGATTACAGAGCCTTCACCAGTTGTTGTGTCAAATTCGTATTTCATTTTGTAGTCCTTAAAAGTACCCTTGCGAATTGCTTGGGCTGACGTAAGTATAGCAAACTAAACACAATATCTACTAGGTGTTTATACCTACTCCGT